GATGAATACAAAGGTAAGATGAAGATAGCAGAGACCCCTATAGAGAGGGCTGGCTGGAACACAATGCAACTTGCTACCAAAAGGGTGATGGCGAGCCTATATGGTATGGTCGCCAGTGCCCACTGGGGCTGGTGTGACTTCGACATAGCCAACGCTATCACAGCCTGTGGTAGAGAGGCAATCAAGTTCCTAATGGAGGAATCAGAGGCTCAGGGCTACGAGGCCCTGTACGGTCACACTGATTCGGCATTCGTGAGTGTCCCATTTGATGAGGCACCAGCACTAGCCAAGCATCTGACAGACAAGGTACAAGTCGATCTCAACGCAAGTCATCTATTCGTGGAGTTTGAAGCATATATGCCATACTGGCTAGTAGCGGGGAAAAATCTCTACTACGGTATATGCTCTTGGCCCCCTGAAGATGAAGGTAAGCCTAAGTCGGCTCGATTCGGTAAGATTTCTACTCTCGCACCTATCTCTCGCAACTTAGAGAGAGATGTGCTAAACTTGGTGTGTCAAGGTGCATCAGAAGCAGATGTGATAGACCATGTTAGGCCAATCGCACTCAAGATACAGAAGGCCAAGGTCGATTTGAAAGAGGTAACTGGAGTAACTAGAATATCTAAGAAATTAAAGAATTATGCTAAGCCCACTTTGGGTGCTAAGGCTGCTGTGTATTACAATAAACACATGGCAGAGCGATTCAACCAGCCCAAGTTTGATGAAGGTGACAGTGTACCGTGGGTATATGTTGCCTCTTCTCCTGACTGGGCCGCACCTACAGATATAGCCTGTTACAAGGACATATCTGAGATGGAGGGCTTTACGCTCGATTGGGAGAAAATGGTTGACAGGTTAGTTAAGCGCAAGGTCAAGCCGATATTCCAAGCCCTTGAATGGGACTTAGAATCAGCATCAGGTGCAGCACGACCAAAGAGGTATTGGTGATATTATGACAAGAGATTTTGAAGCATACAAGAAGTCCACATACAAGTGGGAACCGGGGCACGAATTACATTTACGAATCACTAAGTCTAGCCTGACTAGTGACTTTGATTACTGCCCACAACAGTACCATTATAAGCGTAGAGAGGGCCGCAAGACTCCTCAAACAGATGCTATGATGAAAGGTATCAATATACACAATGCAATGGAAGAGTTCTATGTGTATGTCAGACCCAATATCAACAAAGTACTGAAATTACTCAATGAAAAGAAGAGAGATGAAGCACTCGATTTGTTTATCAAAAGTGTACCTGAGCCTGAAGAGCCTTGGGAACTAGGAGAAGGCCCAGTTATAGTAAAAAGGCTGAATTGGGAGTTGGATCGACTAGAGGCCACGCAAGGTGAAAACTTCTTGCCAGTCATTAACGAAGATGAAATACATGTATTCACTGAGCGTGAGTTTGTACACAATGGGGAAACTCACATTGTACCCATTCACTTTGCAGGCATGATAGACCGTGGATTTGAAAACGATGATGGTACTATTAGCCTGATGGAGTTAAAGACAGGTAAATGGAAGCAGAAGTGGGATAAGAAGAAGAACGACTGGGCTGATGATAGATACAAGGTACAGGGTATGCGTAAAGAAATGGCATACTACGCCGACTTACTCAAGATGGCAGACCATCCACTACAGAATGTAACTCATTGGGGTTGGTTCTACCCTGACGGCTCCTGTGGCGATGATATGGAAGGTGTCAGGTTCATAGACAGTTGGAAGCACGAGAAGGTAGTTAAGTCCTATTCTAAGTCCTTAGATAAGGACATCAATAATCTATTAGAGGCCTACTTTACAGATAACTTCCCACCAAAACCACACCAAGGTAAATGTGCTTGGTGCAGTTTTACTGAAGATTGCCCCGCATGGAAACCCGGCGGTGAGCATCACTGGCCGAGGTGGTAAAATGCACATGACTTTTGATTTTCCAAGAGAAGTATTAGAACTAAGCACAGAGAAGGGCAAAGGCTTCAGAAAACTAGTATCAGATACTGCACAGTTTGAAAGGTATTGGGCTGGTAAAAACGGCGTATCTAATGCCTATATGACAGTCTATGGCTACCGTGCTACTGAAGCACCTAATCACAGAAGAGTCAACCTACAGACACCTATTATCAGGCACTTTGTACTCGACTTCGATCCCAAGGACTTTACTAATCCTAAGCGACCCGATGTACCTCTTGAGGTGCCCCTGAATCAAACACTAAGGTTGCACAAAGAGTTACTGAAGAATGACATAGAGCATGGTGTATGGTTTAGTGGCGGTGGGTTCCATATTTGGATAGCATTGTCACAAATATACACGCCAGCAAGCGGCTCTCATTTGTCCGCTATCAGAGAAGCAGGGATGAAACGGGTCAATGACTGGATAAAGGATTTAGATTTGTTTTGCTCGGACCCTGCCGTGCCATTCGACACAAGTGGCCTTATTCGTATTCCTAACTCTTACAATGCCAAGCGTGGCTATTGGAGTGTACCCCTCGACACTAGCGATTTAGAAAATGGCGTAGACCATATACTAGAGAAGGCACTAGATCCCATAAGTGGAGTCAAGACTTACGGTTCCAAAGGCATAAAATTACAGGTTAAGAAGCCGGGGGAAAAGAAGGGTGTATTCCAAAAGAACACCGTTCCTCTCGACCTACCAACTCTCAAAATGGATGGAGTGATTATACTACCTTGTCTAAACCAAGCCGCCTGTCAAGTGGGTGGTAACCCTAGTCATGATGCGAGAGTACAACTGGCTAAATATCTAGCAAAGCGCTTGAGGCATTTCTTACCACTTGACAAGTTCTCACCTGATGTATTGGAAGGCCATACCGAAAAGATAGTCTCGTTCATTAAGAGCCTGCAGTGGGCCGATTTTGATGAAGGTGTAACTAGGTACCAAGTACGGACTATAGTGGGTAAAGACTACCCTCAAACCTGCAAGATGCTGTGGTCTAAAGGACTGTGCATGGGTAAATGTCGATACTGGGACAAAACGGGGGCCGTAGAATGAAAAGGAAAGTATTGTTTATGAGTAGAATAATTAAGACATTTAGCCTAAAGGATATACTTAGTACTAACGAAGTATACGATGCACTACTCTCGCAAAAAGCACACAATGGTAGACCCTACAGTAAAAATCCCGGTAAAATGACATTGACACAGATATTAAGTAAATGTCCTGAATTCACAAAGGTGGGTTACATAGACAAAGTAACCAACGGTTCTCGTGAGAGAGTCAATACATGGCAATTGACAGAAGAGGCAGAACCATGAAGCAACACACATTTCATGGTGCAGAATGCAGCATATGTAATAAAAGTATTAAGACCAATAATAAATCTAAAAGAAGCATATGCTTCATGTGTAACAACAGGGCACCGCCTGACAAATATAGATGCGAAGGAATTAATTCTAAAGGAAATCGCTGTGGACAATGGGCCAAGGTAGATAAGGAGCATTGTGCTCATCATGAATCCAAGGAGGAGTAAACTCATGTGGAAGGTGATACAATTTGTCGAAGCGTTGCTTCTGATAGTGGTATTAGTACCCGTTCTATTGATTTTATACCCTTTACACATAGTTAATGAGAAGGTGTTTGGATGACTAAGGTACCATTGATTATTGACTCTAACGAAAGAGGACCATTGAAGGATGCTATTGTTAGAGCAGCAGAGAGACAAGGTATTCCTATCAAAGAAGAATTTCTACAAGGCATGGGGGATTACAAGGCAGGAGATGGGCACATAGAGTGCAAAAGCATCTCTGATTTATTCCAATCTACATATTCAGGCCACTTGATGAGGCAGATGGAAAACTTGGACGCAAATTGCCAAAGAGTTTTCGTGGTCGTACATGGCGATCTTGCGAAGTATGTAAAAATCTCAAACAATCAGGGTAGAAAAACCACCTATTCAAAGGCCCTCAATACATTAACTGGTATCATTGCCCGAATTATGGCTGATTTCGATTGCCATGTGTGGCGGGCTAACAATTACAGTGAGGCGGCTATGTTCGTCACCAAATTACATTCCAAACTACATACCTCTGCATCAAGTCACGGTGCAAAGGCAATCACTAGAGTCAGCACCAATGATATTAGGGCTGATATGTTACTTTCTATACCCGGATTCGGGCAAGACCTAGTAGAAAAATTACTAGATAAATGTGGCTCTATTGAAGAGATGTTACATGTCGAATCCATTAAACAGGTGAGAGGAATGGGTTCAGTTCTGCGCCAGCGATTAGTTGAGGTTTTAACTAGCGAAGAACCAGTAAAGGTAGAGAGAAAATACAGTAAACGGAGAGGAAAGATATGATTGAGCACAGCGTAGAGCACTATGAATGCATGCAGAAATACCCTATTTTGAGAGGATATTTAGAACACTTTAGAGAAGTATCAAAAGACAACGAAATACCCGGCCTACTATCATTTTTCTTTATTCTAGGGCAGACCGCTCTACCATTTGTAAGAGTACCAATTGGTGCCTCTAACATCGATCCAAGGGTGAGTGTGTTTTGGATTCAAGACACTAGGACTGGTAAATCAGTGGCGTTTGAAATCATACAGCGTGTAATGACATCTGCTGGCTTAGATTGCGTTGATTATACAACTGGTACTGACTCCGCTATGGTCGGCTCTTGGAGTCGGGACGAAGATGGCACATTGCACCAAACACCGGGGGTGTTAGCGGGAGCAAAGGGGATGAACTTCGATGAAGGTTCCATTATCCTAAAACCCACCCAGCACTCAGAACAAACTGTTTTGTTTTTACAATCGGCATTGAATTCTGCTGGAACTGGTAGAAACATATTGACCAAGCACATGAAAGATGGTACAATTACCATCGAGTCTTTAGTGTCACTTTGGATTACAACATTCCCTCCACAGGGTATCAAAGAGCATGTACTTGACAAGGGTATTTTCCAAAGAGTACTAGTTTATTGGAGGCACTGGACTCTTGAGATGAAAAGAAACATTGCTCACGAATTAGCAGACTCTGTACACAACCATGTTGACTTTGAAGTATCATACGACGAAGTAGTTGACTTCTTTAAAGACTTGAAGGACAACTTGCAAGCAAGGGTATGTGACTTAGCCGGAATTAGTGCAGATGAGTGGGGTAATTCTACTCGTGAGATGCAAGAAGGATGGACTAAGGCGGTAATGTACGATATGTTCACCTTAGATGCCACCTATCGATCTGCTCTACATCAGGCAATTGATGATTATTACGACTTGGTAGAAAACATGGACCCTAAGAAGCAGGGTGTATGTGCATCATTCATTATGGGTCTACAGAATTACACCAATGTATTAGCCCACCATATGGCTATGTTGGGAGGTACTTGGGTGGTCACTGGAGACCATGTAGATATGGCTAAAGAGATTCTATACGACCTGTATCACAATCTAATTGACTGGCTGGAATCAGAGGTCAAGGTAGGTATGGCAAGTGGCACTAAGAGAAAACTCCAAGCGAGTTGGAAGAATGCCTACTGGCGCTGTGAACAGTACGATTTCAATGATAATAGAGGACCGGGCTGGGTCAAGAAAGCAGAACTTATGGCTGTGTTTGGCAAGGCTGAAAACCTAAGCAGTAAAGCGGGTATTAACAACAAATACAACGAATCCGGCACTGGTATATTTGAAGACACCCGTGATGGGAAAAGTAAGTATGTCAGACTGCTCAAAGAGCATAGAAGTAAGGGGGATTGAAATGGAAAAAAACTGTTCTCTTTGTCATGCTAAGTTTGAGTACAAAGATGAAGGTATAAGTGGGTACTTTGGTCTATTGAAAGTAGACTTCTGCGACTTCTGCCTAGCCTGTATGGGTGCTATGCATGAAAGCCTCAAGGTTTTACTAGGTGAAGAGGAATGAAAGGCAAGCACTTTGTCGTGTTCGCCTATGGTAGTGAATTTTCACATATGGTGAATGCCCCCGAAGTGGTAATTGTCACTAGTGATGATTACTTATCGGTATACACTAGTCACCGATCTTATATCAATTCAAAGCCAATTTCTTATTCAAAAATACAAGACGAAATGGCCTGTATCGTAGATAATGGAGGTATATTGGTCCTAAAGAATACTCAGCCCTATGGCCTGAATACTTCTTGGACAGGTATAGACAAAGGTAGTCCTAGTGATATGGTTGACCATATTGAAAGGCATATCATGGATATAGATTCAGAGATAAAGCGTATTTCGGAACAGCAATTAAATCTAAACGATTTAGATTTGGAGTATTCCCTGCATACAGAAATGTATGCCCCTATTTGGCAGAAGGGCAGTGAATTGTCAATAATTAAACACTGCATCGATGATGCGAATATCATACTCACCCTAGTACAGCGCTGTAGTAGCGCAGGTGATATAAGGGTGAGACTAAGAGACAAGGGAGTACCAAAGGAGTATGATGTAGAATGGTAAACAAAGGAGAACAACAGCAAACAGCACAGAGCCTAAACATCCGGGCTGCGAAAGCAATCGCAGACACGGTTAGAAGTACGCTAGGTCCAGCGGGAATGGACAAGATGATGGTCGATGGGGGTGGCAATGTCATTGTAACAAATGACGGCGCTACTATCCTCCAATCACTAGATGTATCGCATCCGGGCGCTAAGATGATAATTGAAGCGGCTAACACTCAAGAGAGTATGTGTTACGATGGTACGACCAGCACAGTAGTATTAGCAGGGCAACTGCTAAGCAATACTGAATCACTATTTGAAAAGGGCCTACACCCTAATGTTATCTGTAAAGGTTACAGACAAGCAGCACAGTGGGCCACTGAACACATTCCAAGTCTAGCAGAATCTGCCAAGCCTCACTTGAGGCATGTAGCGCAGACATCGATTACAGGTAAGTCACTGGAATCCGCTATGGAACATGTCAGTGAACTATGTGTTAAGGCGGCAGAATTGGCAGGTGGCGATTTTGAGCGCATCCGTGTCCTGTGTCAGCCCGGTGGAGGCTTAGAAGATTCGACATGCTTCTCAGGTGTAGTATTACACAAGGAATTCATGTTACCTGCTATGCCTCTCACACCTGAAGGCAAGGTACTACTAATCAACACTGGACTCAGTAACAAAAAGAATGAGGACAATGTACAAGTGTCACTTGGATCTGCTGCTGAGTATCAACAATACCAGCAGACTACAACTAGGGATATTTGGGTTAAGAAAGCAGAGTCTATCATCGAGCGCTTACCTAATGGTGGCGCAGTATTGGTCAGAGACCATGTAAACGAGGTAGTTGCGGCTACTTTGGCTAAGGCTAATATCAGCGTAGTTCAGCGTTTACCTGAAAGCGATATATCTGCTCTAGGGTTACTGCTAAACACCTCTGCGGCTCACACTGTTGAGGACTTAGGAGATGCAGTGGATGCAGACATCGAGTGTACTACTATCGGTGACATGAAGTATGTCGTAGTCAGGGGCACAGGTGAAGTCACTACTCTGATTCTAAGAGGTGCTACTAAGCAGACACTGGATGAGACCGAGCGTGGATTTGAAGATGCTCTCGGAGTCGTATGTGTAGCCTATAACACCCTCAAGGTCGTACCGGGCGGCGGTGCCGCATATCTCAACTCTGCTATCAATCTAAGAAGCAGGGCTGCAGAGATTGGTGGTCGTGCTCAGATGGCAATTGATGCCTTTGCAGATGCATTGGAATCGATACCTTCTACCATTGCAGAGAATGCAGGTCATGACCCACTAGACATTGTACTAGCGCTCAGGAATGAGCACTTGTCGGGTAATATCGATTATGGGCCTAACATCGAAGATGGAGGTACCTGCTCAATGAAGGATGCCAATGTATGGGAACCTCTCAGCCTAGTCAAGCAAGCGATTCAGTCTGCTAGTGAAGTCACTATCAGTATACTACGCATCGATGACATCATCGGTAAGCGTGGTGAGTAGTATGGGTAGAAACGGCCAACCTAAAGAAAGGTGCCCTAATTGCAAAGGTGGACCTATTCTAGTTACGCTTGGTGCGAGAGTGCCGGAAGAAGGTTACAAACAGGCCCCTAGAAGAACAGTTGGTAAGATGTGCAGTAGTTGCTCGTATGTAAGAATTGGAGACAGGCACTATCTCAAATACGAGAAGCAGTAACTAATTCTCTAGCAAAGCGCCCGTAGGGAAACCTGCGGGCCTTGCTGGACTTAGATCGAGGCAGGGACTTATCACCCAACTTACACATATGCCCGCAAAGAGGACATTCCTGAATTGCCGTACCTTTGCCGGAAAAGTAAACGCCCTTTATTACAAGGGGTATGCTTTTCTCTTCGCAACTGACGCATTCTATCCTCAAAGCGGCGAGTAATTTTCCCATAATATCAAGCCTGCAATAATAGTAGGTGCCAAGCAGTACCATCGTATGCGAATCTAGCATACTTGCCGTTGGCTATGTTGATATTAGCGGCAGTGGCGTTGTCTGTCTTAGCATTGAACACTGTATTGTAAGAGCCACTGGTAGATATGTTCCTAATCTCAAGCACATAGCCGGGGGGAAAAGTCCCACTCGGAGTAAGTGTAGCATGTGCACTCCCTCCATTTGGATTGATTAACCATATGTTCGCTTGGTCGAAAGTGAAACTGGTATTAGCAGTTATTATCTTAACTTCATCAGGCCCTAACCTATGAGTGTGCATAGCCTTAGTGCCATTCAGTGTATTAGATGCTGCATAAAAGAGCATGGCATTAGATTCAGTTGTATGGCTTTGCCAAATAGCACCAAATTCACTATTAGTCAAATCGCTACTTTCGGGAGAGCCGTACATTGCCGCAAGATCGGTATGATGAGTTATTTTGTTATTAGCATGACCTAAATCAGTAGCACCCGTACTCATAGTCCTAGTACCCTTAGACATGTGCTGAAGATACATAGGGCTGGTTCTGATGAATACCCTTCTATCATGCAATACAGGTGTAGCGTTCAAAGAAGCGGTCACATTTGCAGCCCCTGCTGTCATTGTATAGCGCAATACACCTAGTACAATCGATTGATGATTTTTACGAGTATTGCCAATGGCTGGATTAGTCAAAAAGCCAGCAGGTATGAGTGGCGTACCTACACTAGGGGCCACTGGAGTACCTACTTCGTACCTTATTCTAGTAGTAGTTCCGCTATCAGAGCAGATGTAGATTACAACAAATACATCGCTGGTAGCAGTAGGTACGGCTGGCAACTCACCATTGAAATTAGCAGTACCAGTAGCACCGATCGTGATTTGTTGAGTAGCACCAATTCCTCCAGCAAACTTGTACAGTGCTCCGTCAAGTACACACCATCCTCCATGAATAGTGACTACACCTGATGATGCCGTTTCGATATAACCCGGAGTTGCAGCAGAAATAGCATTCCTGTTACTATCACCGACAGCACTATCCAGTAATCGAATAATACCGTTACCATGTATACCTTCATATGGGTTAGTTAAACTCGGAGATGATAGTCCATCTCCATCTCTTAGCCCTTCAGCACTAGTGCTCATTCCGGCTGCGCTTGTATGCCCTGCTTTTGGATTCGTCATGAATTCACCTCAATAATTGCTGAGAAAACGATTTCGTTATCGTTAGTCTTAGTAATTGAGTCGTATGTGTACCTTGCGATGGCAGTAACATCTGTCGCATCGCTAGGATTCTTGTATTGTATTACTACTTCCTTTAGTGTGCTACTGAATGAACTACTAAGTGGTACTTTGGCTTCAACAGATAGACTATGGTCGTCCAATACTCTCACGGTAGGCGTAACTACGATTGCGGGTTGAGCCGCACCTGTATCATCCTGTGTTGCCAGCGTTCCACCAAAACCGAATACTACTTCGTTTATTCTCGCCTTTAGCGTGTCTATCATAAATCTATTTGCTTCGTTTAGTAATGGCATATCAGCCCCTCCTTCTACTTGAGAATGTACCTTTGTTCATTTTAACTTTCAAATGACTATTGGCAGACTCAGGTAATGTATCTATCGAAATTAGGAACAGTTCTTCGTTATTATCTACGCTGTAAATCGATGCTTTGCTTATATCAAACGAAGTCGTACCTGCTGCGGAAACTTTGCCTAGTAGGTTTCCATTAGCCTTGTAAACAAATGCATCTGCTTTACCTGCGCTGATAACACCTGATGTAAATACCGAGTTTGCATTGGTGCCGTCAGTAGTGAAACTAGTGGTACCTACAGCATAACCTCCTCCATTGTTGATTAATATACCAGTTGACTTCAAATCCATTCTACCGTGTACTGTGTTTCTGTTAGGTACTCCAATTGCCATACCGCCGGTTGGATCTTTAACCCTGCGAGTTTCAACACGCCATGCAATTCTAACATTAAAGCCAAATGCAGTAGCAAACTCTTCCCTGTTATATTGGCGATTTCTTTCTTCGCTATCACCTGTGCTAGAACTGATGTCTACCTCTTGGAATCGCTGCAATACATCTTCTATAGAGCCTTCGACTGAGTTGATGTCAATGTCTGATTTACGCTCTGTAAGATATTGCCTAGTGGATAATACTATCTTCCTCTCTGCAGTGGTTAAGGTATCATAGGAGACAACATCTCCCGGCTGGATTTTACTTGATAGCAACACGCCTTTCAACTTCTTATTGCCCTCTGCTTTCTTCGCCATAGAAAGCAATCTACGCCCAATCATTTTGGCACTGGCCTTAGTTACAGCAGTAGGTGCATATACTCCGCCCGGAATCTCATTCACAGTGTCTTTTTGAGGACCGAGGTCGTCAATTTGCACCACATTTTGGTCGTTATTAGCACGGACTTTTCCCCGGACTACTACACGATTGAGTGTACTTTTCCCCTCAGTTTCAACTTCCCCTTCACTGACCATTGTGTTAGTAATACGGTGTTCACGACCATGTTTACGCTGGTGAGAATAATGTATGTTGCCAAATTGATCGGTACTAGTATTATAACCATCATGCTTTGCTAAAAAGCGCATTGCGCTGATACCGTCTACTCCGTAAAAGTCCTGTGCTACGAATGTGCCACTTGGATTCTTAATAGTCAGCCCGTTGATTGAACTAGTACTGGCCTTTGCTATACGACTGACTAAATCTGTGGTCCTTAGACCGACATTTATTTTTTGACCTATGCGTACTGTTTTGTCTGTAAAGCCTATTTGCTTTAATTCTCTACCCTTTAGGTTACCTAATCTGTATCGAGTGCCTTTGGTGCTAGCCTCTATAGACGCTGGTACTAAGGCTTGGTCAGGGTTATCAGCACCTATAATCAAAGGTGGTAAATCGGTACTAGTAGTTACCTTATCATCATCTAAGAATATGTTGCCAGTGTATCTGTGTCCGTCACTAATGTTATGACTTAGCCTAATGGTGTCTTCTTCTTCAATCAGTGAGTACTTTCGATCGTGAGTAGGCATAAAATCACTAGATGTGGGTGCCTTTACTAAGAATCCACTTTGTTGTTTAGTGTACTCTCCATGTCGGACACAATTATCTACAAACTTAGGCTTACGCACAACTTTCATAATCGCATTCTGCGCTGCGTCTGCACGACCAGTTGCAAGATTCTTACCTAGTGCCATGTTCACTCCCCGTCATGGCGTCCTGTATTATAAGTTGCATCACCATCGCTACCCTTTGGATGTAGGGTCTGACTGTGCCTCGGCTGTACAGTGAAATCGCCTTCTTCATCATCAGGAGACTTGCGACTTGCATCTGCTCTAAAGTGCTCAAGTGTATTTTCACTCATAACTACTCTTGCCACCGGAGATCGGATGTCAGCCTTGTCATATCCTGTTACATCGACACCCTCAATCTTAGGCCCCTGACTTATAGGTACAGTTGTGCTAGATGTTGGTAGTATAGAGTAAACTGGTGCATATGGTGGGCTACTCGGAGTCCCTGTCAGTGCACCCGGAGCATCACTTGTGAATAGACCATACTTGCCCCCAGCCGTAGCCCTGTAGAAGTTAGAACCAACTTGGTCAGCCCCACTCTTGATAACAGGTGCAGGTCTGAAGAATTGTACATGCTTACTATCAAGAACCTGCGTAGGCCTGTATAAGAAATCGATAGTTGAGTCTGTAAAGTTAGTATTCTGCACCGTAGGGTCATGAGTCAAGGTCTGATACGGGTTAGAGGTGCTAGTCAGGTAGCCCGCCCCTATGCTGTACTTTTCAGACAAATAACTCTCTACTTGCTTTTGCTCAAAGTCAGTTAATGGCCTATCGTAAATAATTACTTCTGCCATTTGTCCAGTCAATTCAAACGAACCGACATCACCCAATGTAGTACCCCGTGTAGTTTGCTTAGTATATACCGCACTCGATGTTGCTTCAGATTTACCATTGACATAAAGAGTCTGAGTAGTAGAGCCGCCCCCAGCACCGTCGCTTCCCGACATTTTTAGCGTCACTATCGAAGGTTTGTTAGGGACCACTGTATCAGTCCCAGCAGAAATAATTGTAGTGCCGCTACCTGTCCCTGTTCTCCATTGCCAGTAGTTATTGCTGCCCGACATTCTCGCATAAAGAAGCCACCCAGTATTGAGATAAGTGTTCTGTACTATTCCGTGGTAATTGCCGTCATCCGAGTCAACAGTTGAAACTATAAACACTGTAAAGTTACTTGGGTTCAAACCAGCAGCCCAAGGAGATATAGGGATAGCGTCATCACCATCAAAGTGAACATGTGGTTTGTTGTTGTAATCACTGTCACTCGCTACAAAGTCAGGTTGCTGACTTTCTGTCGTTTGAGCGAAAACATGACCATTGCCACTTACATCTTCCCATGTAGTAACAGCATCACCATCTTCTAAGTCTAGGCTATCTGCCTTTAACCAAAGCGTCATGCCACTTGTAGGTAATGAACGACCCCAGCCCTTGACATCTAATACGCCTGAATATCTACTCCATTCCATGATGTAAGTTCCACCAAGCGGCCAATAAGCATGAGCGTTGGAGAATCTTGTAATTCCAGCAACTGGGTTAGTACTAAAGTTCAGAGCGGTCAGATCGAAGTCACCTAATGTGCGACTCCCACCAGTCATGGCTCCTCTTAGATTAGTTCTCTGTCCCACTTCTCTGTCAGTGTGTAGGCTGGCTGCTTCAGTAGACATGATGACATATTCTCGGCTGACACCATCATTTAGTTCAGCAATAGTGTCCACATCTAGTCCCATTCTCATATCATCTCTAGCAACTGGGTCAACTAGCCTTGTATCAGCGGTTACGGTCTCTACACCTTCACCTACAGAAGCACTAGGTTTGAGCAAACCATCTTCGTCTGCCAAGTCTAACCTAGCGCTTATTCCTCTCTCTATTTCACCCGACTGTAAAGTTAAGTTACTAGGCCTCACTAGTCCTTGACCAAAGGCTGGCTCTGCTGTGCTATGAGAAAGCACTAAGCCAGTAGCATCATGTGTTTCGCTGACATCCATGAGCATGCTTTCGTTAAACACAGTAGGCCAGCGCACTCCTCTGCCATCACCTCTGTCTCCGACTCTAAGTGCACTAGCAGGGTTAAACCAATCAGCCACGCCCATGTTGCTAGCGTCATTGTTAGCGGTATTAGCGTTGCCACTGTAACGGTCATTGCCATCTCCACCAAACAAAGCACCGGCAGCAGGCCTATGAGCAACATTAGTGTCCGCATATGCATCTTCAGGATCCCAAGAAGGTCTAATTCCAAACCCTCTAACTGGGAACCTGCGTACATCTTCTCCACGAGTATTGCCCCACCAATCTACCATGTAATATCTGTGCGCATCGGCTAATTCGGATATACCCTTACCAGCATTATCGCCCGGATATTCTCTTCTAACTGTAGATGCGTTCCTAATTGTCCTTACTGCACAGCCGAATGGCTCTGACATTCTACGACCATCACTGTATCGCACTTGACGACCAATTTGGTCTTGGTTTAGAAGTGCACTAACCTGAGTCAGTCTTTCTAAAATACCAATGTAAGTATCACTTATTGATGAATCACCTATCGTCCCTGTGTCTGTCCCTACATAATCCCAGCCACCGGCTTTATCATCTTGCTGTACAAGAGGACCATTGTAATAACCAAGCAAAGCATTAGCGTTGGCAACTTCTAACCAACCTCTAACATAGTTAGCCCAGCGTGGCCTATTGTAAGCCTGCCTTAATCCAAATCTAAACCCAAAGCAATTGTTGCGAGCATAAGCAGAAGCAGATGTCAATTGTGCGTATGTCCTAGTCCTAACTCCAGTATTGTCATCAAACCCACCACAATCCATTCCATGAGTTTCACCACCCCATCCAATCAGTGCATCTCCGTAGGCTTCTAGGCGACTTATTGCCCCGCCTCCATGAGAGCCTCCGGGCCAAAAGCCTGCAAAGTTATACTTCTCTGAACTATCTGTACCACCTTGGTGAGACAAGTTGCCATCACTATCGATCTGTGCCGCTGTGTAAATTGTACCGTCTGCTGATAGGCCAGCACTGCCCGGTGGACTCAGCCATTTCATCGCTAGTCCAAATGGCCCCTTGCTTGCAACATAATTGAAATCATGATAATGTATAGTCTCAAAGTGCTCAGGTATATGGTTGTAAGGTTTCTTATCAACAGGCGTATCTGCTACTCCAGTCTTGTCATAGAAGTTGCGAGTTCCACCTGTAGCGGTGTCGCTGTACCAAGTAAACGGTCTACCTAGATTAGGGTGCCACATACATAGGTAAGCGTCGGGTAGATGTAGTGAATTTGTGTCAGCAGTTCCGTTTGCTATAGATGTGTAGATGCTTTCTTCTCCTACCTTCCTCCTTTGAGGTAGTAGTCTTGTCATTATACTACTCTTAGTATCTAAGAACACAGAATCAGATGCATATGTATCATAAGGTCTAGTTAATTTCAGCACTGTGTCAGCAGCAATGTTAGCCCAAAACTCTGCGCTACCACTTACGCTTGAAAATATAGTAGATACCCCTAATGTAGCATGAGCAAGTGTCCCAGTCCTATTACCATAGGTTGCAGTATAGCGTTTACCGCTTTTAGTGTACTCTAACTTTTCCCCGTAATATGGGGCTACAGGGAATAAGTCGTTATTATCGACTGTGATTGTAGAGCCGCTGCTATCAGTTGCAAGTACAACACAGGTAGGGTTTAGACTTCTATTGCGCCTGTGCGCCTCATAAATATCCATAAAGGAAGTAGGGTAGCCAGCGATAGTCAATTGGGCACCTACGCAGCCGTAAGACATTCTACAGAATTCGTAATAATTGTCAGGCTTGTGCCACTCTAAATGTCTAAACTTCTGAGCAGCAGAATCCCCAGCACCATCTTTGTGCAATATCCCCCACCAAGGTATTGTGACTGTATATCCCGGCGTTGCACTAGAGAACATACCCGGCTTGTAAGGTAGACTTCTACGACTCAGTGAAGGAGAACTAGACTCCTGTACACCAAGTGGGTTATAGAGGCCGAGTGCAGGCATGTTGGCAAAGTGACTACCGGAATCAGGTTCAATATCAAGAATGACCTCATTGATGATTATTTCACAACCCCTAACATCAGCCATTATAGCCTCTGCTAATATGAGTGTATGTGCACCATTTGTACTGATGTCTTGCTCGATTGCGATTACTGTATTGACTTGTTGACCTGTCAATTCTACTACAGAACCATCGGGAACATCCGTAGCAGGACCATTTGCATGAAACCCTTTGAGTTGCTGTGCAAATACATTCGGTTGTATTACAATTTGGTATGCGCCCACTTCCATTGGATCGGGGAAGTGATTGTTGAGAGTATATGTTCCAGCAGCCTCTAGTACCAACTCGTGACCACCGGCTGCATTCTTACTACCTGCATCACCAACGGATGCAGCGACACCATATCCTTCGTACTTGATTTTAGTTTCAGTCAATAGAGTGAAACCTCCACCGTGGATGTCAGAAGGGGCGAATGCAGCAGTTGGGCCGGAGAAGTAGATGTAAGGGTCACGACCACTTTCAAATGATGTAGTAAGGTCTGCACCGCCACTAAAGCCACTAACGGAACCAGTGGCAAGATTTTCAGTCATAGTTACATTACCTTCAGCACCATGATCTCTTTGAGTCACTGTAATAGATTGAGCGCCATTGGCTTCAGCAGGTACAGCAGATACTGTAATCCTACCATTGTGTCCATTAGCATGTTCTATTGCTGCCTTCAACAATACCAAAAATGCATTTTGTGTACCACTGGAAAGATTAAACCCAACAGAAATACCTGTGGCACCGGATGTCAGGCTTGCCGTGATAGAACCTGTAGATTTCAAAGTAGCACCTGCTGTTACTGCACTTAGGTGCGCCACACCGCTATCTCCTGTATCAGATACAAAGTAATCTACTATCTTATTGTCAGTACTAGTAATTGTTACCTTTTGACCTGCTGTCAATCCATGTGCAGCATCACCATCAGCCACGGTTATTGTACCAGTGGCGGCTTCCACTACACTTGTTCTAGTTGCTTCATTAGTACCAATCAGACTATTGATAGCAGGTGCATTGTTAGAAGTTCTACAACTTTGGTTTAACTCGTATAGGCGCTGGTATGCTGGATGAGCATAATGACCCGGCATCAATGCCATTGTTGGATTGACATAGTGATGACCCATACGAGGTATAGGCATCGGTGTCATCTTAGGGCTTGAAGTCCCTGCAAGATGTATGTAAGGAACCGATGGGTTTGTGAAACTACCGCTACTTGCAGGCAGTTTGTCATATATTTCAAACCAATCTGTAATCTTCATATCAGGGCTAGCACCACTATATTCACTGTGGTCACGCAACCTTCTCGATGCGTATATACGAGTGCTACCTGCTGGCATGTAATAACTAGGTGTTATGTTGATTTGGTGAAAAGAATTTTCTTGTTCTTGTACAAATGTTTCAAATTCGGGAGAAAACACTACACCAGTAAATGTATTACTTGATATACCAGTGTATGAAACAATTACTCCATTATCTGTTTCTTGATTGTATAGTCTCAAAAAGTATCTACCTCCACTTTGTTCAGTAGTGTCTGTCCAAATAGCAGGAGCAAGTGTTTCTCCATCAGTAACTATTGTGTTAGTGGTGTGACTTAGATAAACACACTCCCCTGCTCCATACCTATGAGTGGAAGTGACACCCATTTTTGTCACATGGAAATATAGGCTGCGATCGTGTGGCTCGTAAGCCGTGGTAAGTGGTTTATGACCAGTATAATCTTCCCAACCTTCTGAAGTCGATGCAGGGAAACCTAAACGGTGCCTGTGCTTAGTAGTTGAAACATCTGTTCTATCTTGACTTAGATGCTCCCAACCATTATTTTCCCATGTAGGCCATAATCTAGGACCGGGACTTTGATTATCAAACAGGTTTCTGACAAAGCCACCCTCTTTTGCTTGAGCAGGGTGCTGCAAACCACCTGAACCAAATGTTTCATTCTGATACGCTTGTATTCTATCAAAGCCGGGCCTTATTATGATATTGCCCGGTATTTCATCAGGGTTAGGTAAACGGATTTTCATATTAGGTGAAATACCAGTACCTGCTAAGGCAGGTGCTAAACCTTCTATCTCCCTGTCACTTACATGTCTGAAGTCCATGATGACAGTACCTAATGGCGAACCGCCTTCTAAGCGATGTTCCTGCCCAGTATCATCTACCACCATCATGCTTTGGAATTGCAATTCTTCATTTGGTATCATTAATGCATTTCTTATCTTCTTAGGATGTTGCTCTGCTAACTGAGGGTGGGCTAATTCTTGAGCCTGTATAACTGGGAACATAGCAGAGTTAGTAGACTCAAAACTAAATCTAACATTACCAAGTATTTTCTCACCAACTAACTCATAAGACCCTTCCTCTACTTTTCGCTGAACCCAAGGTATAGCCCCAAGGCCTCTAGCGTTGGCTGCTGGCATAGTTAGGCTACCACCATCCATACGCTTCCAAACAACATGCTCTGCACTAAAGTTACGAGCAGCAGATCGTTTGTCGTAATATCCAAACAAACCCGGATGAGGCATGGCAGTGGTAGCAGCGCCCGGATTAAGATAATCCAACAAACCGCTATTACCAATACACTCCACACCGTAAGTTGCGAAATCTTCGTGGAAGTTAGAACCCTTGACTATGCTTTCGTCCCAATACAAATCACCAGTCGGATGCAGACATGAATTGAGTTGTACCATTTTACCGGATGCTATTGTAGCATGCCATTTGTTATCAGCAGGTACTGCACTTGTTGCAGGGTAGTCACTTGCGTCAAATGGTCTTACGAAATCGCTGTGTACCTGTACTTCTACACGAGGGCCAGCGTTAGCGTAAGCCACATATCTTGATTTGTTGTGAACTTTATCAGTGTCCCACTGAGTTGTACCAGCATGTAATATGTTGCCGTTTTCTTTAGCCATCAACCAATCACCTGAGCAGAGAATCCCATCCCTGTCAGCCTTTGCTATTAGTGGTAATTCACTTTCATTAGTAATGGCAATCAAGTGCCTTGAAGATAAGCCATTCACACAGTATTCAGAGAATGTTGCAGTGGCAGTATCTCCTGTACCGACAGGCGCTGACGCTGCTAAGCAGGTCTCTGCTGCCCCGTATGGATTGAAGCCAAGGAATGGGTGCCAAGCACCTAAGCCAGCGGGATAAACGCCTGAACCAACTTGAGTACCTGTATACGAATTCATGTAAGAATAGGCTTCTCCAGCCCAGCCAACTGCTCCAATCGGTTTAGTTCGATCGACAGCATCAATCAAACCATTGTAATGTACTTGAGTCATGTGGTCACGAGCAGTTACACCACTGTCGTTATTATGACGATGAGTACCTGCCTTAGTCCAAACATATACTTTGAAACTGTTAGTTACAGCAACATGTCTATTATTTGTAGGGTCGATAACATTTGAAGAAGCATCAAGGACTAGTTCTAACCTAGCATCATTTGAAGAGCCGCCTTGTTGAATAACGACTATCTCACCACTATTATAACCTGAACCGGAAGCGGTTATTGTCGCACCTGTAACTTGACCTGAGCCATTTACACTTGTTATTTGTATAGTTAACCCAGTACCTGAACCACCAGTCGTAGCCAAACCGGATGCTGCAGAATAGCCACTAGTTCCACTAGTTCCTCCTTGGACTGTTACACTCTTTGGTGTGGTCGCAGCCGGACCTTTACCAAGTGTAAAGGTAGTATTAGGAGCACTAACAGAATAACCAACATAAGGTGCGTAACCGGAAGTCGTACCATCACTTACTCTTAACCAACCATAAGGTGGTAATGTCGTAGAAGTACTAGTTGCCACTAATGACGCAGCAGTTGCACTGGCTGGGTCGAGGCCATTCTGAGCAGTATAAGATGCTACGGCTAATTCTACCCAACCGTATCTGTCTTGCTTGTGGGCATTTTGCATCGAAGGAAGGAATGTACCACCTATTGCTTTGAGCGGGTCTTTACCGGGGAATGTGTTGATAGATGCACTGATAACTGCCCCTAACTCTTCTGCGTTCTGCACACGAGTAGCGTCTATCAATACTACATTTTCATCACTTACTTGGTCTTCAGGATCGCCATCAGTATCATATTTAGCCAAATATGCTTTAGCCAAAAGTCCACAAGGCCTGAATGCAGATACATTGTGTTTATTAGCGCTACCTGTGGCTAACCTACCATTTTCTACCGGGTGCTTTGGATTGATATTGACATGGTTGTCTAAGAAATGTCCACCGGGGTGATAGCCCCCATCCATGTGCCAAATTGCAAACGCCTTTTTACTTGCGGGATATGTTGCACTCTCTAATGCACCACCAGCCAAGTTAGTGAATACATGATTAAATGGATGTGCCGTAGGAGGCAGAGTTAAACTACCTATAGTAAAGTCAGAACCTTCGTAATAGAATGCTTTGTTGTACCCTTGTGCAAATGAATCACCACTACTAGTATGAGTAGCAACGCTTGGGAATCCCTTTGTTGGTTCCCAATTCATATCGTAATTGAATGCACTTAGTCTATTCTTTTGGAAGAAACTGGTCCTTGGTAAGTGAGCAGATGCAGCCAAAGTTCTATTGAAACCACTAACTGAATCGTCGCCATTTGCTAATTGATTAGGTAAGAATGACGGGGAGGTACTTGTTGTATAAATTGGGACAGCGCTGTAGCCATTACCTGTAGTCACTATATTCGACCCTTGGGGTTCAAAAGTAGCACTGTTGTGAGGGAAAGCCTGACCGGGACCAAACACCATGTAGATAGTTTGGTCAGCAGTGTTTCCAGCAGCACTATACCTAGCGTGAGGATGACCAAATCGAAGTATAATCGGACTCGGTATGTTTGTTGATACTGTATTTGTACCATCTGTATATGTTGTACCAGTAGCGTGATTGTTTGCACCCTTAGCCATATCGAAAGGTAAAATACCATCTTGGTTAAACATAGGCGGGTTATTTTTACCCCTGTGGTTATCCAAATAAGGTGTACCGGGGAACATAGCCAGCATTGCATTCGTATCAAGAAGTGCGTAAGCGCCAGCAACTTCGCCTATATTTTGTAGTCCAGCAGATCCGGTTGGCCCACCTGCGTAAGGATGTGTATAGAAATCACCGTAATCGTTTTGAGTACCGTCGTTAACATCCATAACTACACCACTGAACCCACCACCGAAGTAAAGTGGCACCCAGTGGTCAGGGCTGTCTCTGCCTCCTCTAAAGTAGAGGAAAGGACTGGACATCTTGCTTCCAGCCCTACGAATACCATCTGTTTTCATGCCATTCTTGACATCGCCATTGCGCATGAGGACTTCATCATCACTGTCATGGCAGAAAGAAGCAAAGTTAGTACTAACACCTGTAGCCGCTCCGTAAGTAAGTTTGGTTTCAACTGCTGTTCCGGGCGTACTGGTAACCTCTGCGTATTCTTCTGAACCCCACCAAATTGTAAACCGCTCGCCCCAAGCCTGTGCATGGTCTGAACCCGGTACACATATTGAATACAAGTAAGTGCTACTTGCGGTTGTTATTAGAGTACCATCATCAGTGGTTTTCAAAATCATAGGGCTGTCTACCTTTGGTATGATGTGGTCACCCGCTACACTGGTGTAATTGTCACCACGGAGGTTTCTCTGCCATGTAGATATATCAACAGGGTTATTCTGATTATCAACTAGAATGGGAGTAGCAGTGTTTGCATTAGTACCCTTGTAACGAGTTGTGATATGTAGCACCGTCTCAGGGATATAGCCTACATCTAAGCGTGTACCTGCGTCTCTTTCGGAGTCGCTTAATCCACCAGTGTGCTTAGAACCTACAGCAGCATCACTACTCGCACCTTCGACCAATCCCCAATCCTTACTTCTTGAAACTTCAAACAACTTACTAAGAGGTACCTTGTTTTTACTACTGGACTTTATTCTGATGGCAGTAGGGCTAACTCCCCATTCGCCTAATGTTTTACCATCAGGTGCAAACATACCTGTGCAATCGAAACTTGTTGCTGATATGCTGTCGTCACTAGGGTCAGGCATTGTCATAGCAAACTCAACTGCTGCTGCAATTACTTCGTCGGTGAGTACGCTTGTGAAGTTGATTCTTGGACTAATTAACATACCTTCGTCAGTAGTTAGTGCACGACCACCTGTACAGCCATAGAAGTAGTGTTTGTTAGATGCTCCAGTATCACCATCGTGGTCGTAATGAGATCGACTAGTGTAATGAATGGTAATTCCTGTTTCGTCTACACCCGATGCTTCAGACAGTTGCAATACGCCCGATTCAGGGAATCCGAGATAACCTAGTACATCAGGGTGGGTTAGCGTGTCTCCTGTACTGTAAGGCGCAGTGAAAGTTACATCCATAGTTACTCCGGTATCAGTGGCCTTATTACCAGTCACATGTATTCCTACAGCAGGTGAAGGGTAGTTATTCCAAAGATTTCCTTTGTAAGGCTCTGCATCTGAAGCAGTGTTAGGGGTCTTTTCACCACAAACTTCCCCAGTGCCAACCATATGCTTACCAATTGTAAATCCACCTTGCGCTACATCTCTGTCATCAAAGTGAATAATGACTTCCTCATCAATTGTAGGGGGAGCCATTGTCAAATCGTTTGCAAACGACTTACCATACTGCTTGTAAACCATTCTTACTGTATGGCTGTCACCACGATGATCGACTAACTTAATTCCATAGAGGTTACCATCACCTATGTTAGATGGCTTCATATCTGCTTCAGGAATGTAGCCTGTTTTATTGCTATCAGAATATGCTGTGCTGCCTAGCGTAGCAGTAGCAGCATTAGATGCATTACCATAAATTGCTTCAAATTTAGAGTCTCCATCTCTACCTATACCCCACTTACCAGCATTAGGTGCCCAGCCCGGTATTCCAGCCTGAGTCATGCCACCAAAGTTAATTCGTGCCTTTGCAGAGGTACCAGTCCTCAAACCATCGACTAATGTAGAAGATGGACTTTTTGTTTCAAACGACTCATCGATTACGGTGTTACTGTTTCTACCCGATGCGCTTTCTCTAAATGCATCTGTTTTCTGAGTAGAACTTGCAACGGTTTCAGGCCCAAGACTTAGATTGTTTTCAAACGAATCTAGTGTTTCTTCAGGAGGCAAGAACTCTTTGAGAGTAGTGATTGGAGCAAATGGTCTACCGAATCGATTGATTGGCATAGGGGCAGGGTGCATGTTCTCCCCAGTCATTTCGTCAGGCTGACACCAATAGTTACGGAATCTTCCACCATGACCAATAAGATACTGAGGGCGATAAGGGGTCTGTGCACGGCTACTATCTAACCAAGTACAGAAGTTACGACCTTCAGCACCCGGTACAGTGGAATGTATTACTATTGAATAGCCTGAATTTCCATCAGAGTCTTGTACAACTCTACCAAGGTGAGCACGAACATACCCCATGTGCGTACCTCTATCATGGCTAGAGAAAGACTTCTCAACATCCCAAAACGGTGCAGGATCGTGAGTTGAGCCAGTACTAGCACCAAGATGAGGGTCATCTGATTCTTTTGTGTAAGTTCTGCCGTTCTTAGCACCGGCCTGATTGATTAAGCGGACAACTTCACGGGCGGCTGATTCTATGTTAGTAACACCATCTCTAAGTGCTACTTCTCCAAAGTCTACGGTTAATCTTCTTACGAAGTCCATCTTTGTCCAGTGGTCTAAATGTTGTAAACGGGTTTCTTCATGACTTGTTAAATTAAGTGTATCGTTTCTAATTCCCTTTAGTGCAAGGAATGCAGGTATAGCACGAGTGCCGTCAGGAGTATCAAAGAAAGTAGACGCTTCTCTTGAATCTTTATCGATTTGCTGATGAAGTAATAGCGAATCTGCAGAGTTGATTACTGCGTCATTGGTTCTAGGCATGCCGTTATTAGTGGTATAACTAGAACCTACATCAGGAGAATGCGGCGACAAAATAGTACCAGTACTAGCATTCCATGTGCTTTTGTGCGAATAGGCCGCTTCCATAAACTGAGACTGTGCAGATGCTGCAAGGTATTTGCTTTGGCTTGGGAAACCTGATGCTACATCTAGCGATGAGCCTGAATTTGCATCGCTATGCAGAATAGCGCCTGCTGTTGTAGTAGGGGCCGCACCTATCTTGATGGCATCTGCACTGCTTTGTACTTGCATCCACAAGTCTTGGAATGCAATAAACTCACGGTCATGCGCTACATCGTATAGCAACACACGAGAATGTTCATCAGATGACTGGTACGGATCTAGATATGCAACAGTAGGTGCTAAAGTTGCTGATAAACCAAGGGCTTCGTAATTCAATTCAATAGTTTTGTTAACATGTTGCACGAAGTTTTTCGCAGTTTCAGTACAGGTATTACCTATCAAGAAGTTTTCCAAAGGTGTACTGCTTCTTGGGTTTGCATTCATTGCTCCCTCTCCACCGTTAAATCCAGTCCAAACTTCACCTTCATTGAGCGTACCTCTACTCTTAGCGAATAGACCTTCTATTGAATGAGGGTTAGTGTAGTGCATGTTCATCCAAACAGTGTCACCGTCACGCAAGCCGCCCGGAGCATAAGGATTAGCCCAGTTATTGTTTAGGAAAACGCCTTCTTTTACTTCAGGGTAAATTGTACTAGGACTTGCATGCATATCAACAAGCGTTACCTCATCACCTGCTGACGGTGTGAAGCCGGAGTCTCTTTGGTTCAGTGTAAATACGGGGCCTGCCCTTGCTTCGTAGTGTGCATATGTAAGAGTGCCACTTGTATTTCTCCAAGCCAGCCTGTAGCGATAACCAGCATACCCATTTACTCCTTCTCTATTTTCAGGGAAATCACTTCCATCTTTTAAGTATAATATGTTTAGACCTGTATTCAAAGATTCTACTATTCCTTTAGCCCTACCACTTTGTATTCTGTCAAGGTGAGGGTTGACACGAGGCCCCGCTCTAAACTCAACTGCACTGACATATTGCTTCATACCATAATCGACATTGCCACCTTGGGTCATTACATTGGAACGGTCATAATAGAATGAGCGCCTGCCTTCAAAGCCAGCACTCTTGAGTAAGGGGTTGTCTGCAATAGAGGTGTAATTCATATCTTGGTAGCCCGGACCCGGTGTTAGTTGTACACCGACTGCAAACTCCTTGACAAAGTTCTTGCTCATTGCCCAGTTGCCACCGGCAGTTGCTGCTGCGGCTGCTGTGATTGTATTTGCACTAGTATCTCTAGCAATATACAGTACCCATTCTCCGCTCGGCAAGAATGCCCTACGATACCTTGCACTGCCATCAACACCGGCAACGGTGACAGGGGCAGCATCAGGTATAGGGAATATACTTGCATCCTCGACATGAATTAAAATTGGAGCACTCGTATCAGTAAAAGGCTTAGTAATCTTAGTACCCGATCTGTGACTATTGCTAGATATGCTGTAAGAAAATGCACCAAATACTTCGGGATCTTGAGGGGCTATTTCTTCATGCCTTCTACCGACAGGGTTTGGTGCCCAGTTACTTGCAGTGTGAGTAGCATCAACATGTATCTTCATGCTGTTGTCAGGTCCGACAAATATACCTCGGTCTTCATTACTAAAGAACTGGTTATCAAACAAAGGAATCTCTACCATAGCACGAGTACTGGCGTATTGTGTACCCAATTGATAATCGTGCTGCACAGTATCAAGCGTTTGGAATAACCTATCATTGATCGTAGTACCATCGTTACACATCGACTCTTCAAGGAACTTGTCATCGACATGTATGTTACCGCCAACTATGTTTATGGACCCGACTCCACTAACCCATTCAGAAAAGGTATCTGCTTCGCTTCCATCTGCTAGTAAAAACTTACCAGTACCTCGATGAGAACCTGATGCAAAGTTGAATACAGTACCCGTCTTTGAACTGTATTCTGCTGAAGCAAAACTAATCCCTTCATTTACATCTGTTCTCGCCAGTTCAAGATATATTCTGCCAACTTTAGGGAAACAATATGTACCCCAAGAACCTAAGTCAGTTGCGTTGTTTTTAAGAGGAACGACTGTAATTGTCCTTGCACTTGTATCAGATGCAGTTCCACTTGTAACACAGTCACGCCTAGTACTCCAAGCCATTCTAGCAGTAGGACTTGGATCCCATGTTTCCTTAGTATTGATTGCACCTTGGCCGGGACCACCTAATGTGACCGTAACTACTGGTGCACCGGGCATTATTTCTTTTACAATGTGAGAATCAGGAGCACCATCACCTTTGGCGCTGACACTTGCGCTTGCAATGTCAGATACAAGTCCATAGGCTAATAGATTAGAATTACCCGCATCATCATCATCAAATGATAAGACTCTGCCTCTTGAAACTAAGTATTCAATGGATATGGAATTAGGCATAGAGGCATTTGACCTGAGTTTTGCTAATTGCGAAAAGCGCCTACGGTCACTAGGTTGTACAGTCAAGACTACCTTTTTACCTAAGACTTGGTGTTCAATGATGTCAAAGACTTCGTGTACGGCAGTAGAATGGTTAGTAGTTCCTTGGCCTAGTGTCAAAGGAGTTTTGTACAACTCTTCGTTTTCTTGCAAAAGAGCCGCTGTACCTCCACCTATCGTTATAGCGGTTTCAGTAACAGTTGCACTGATTGTACCAAGTACCTTGCCGTCAGCCCTGTACACCGTATCACCGTTAGAAAATATAGTCCTAGCATCCACTCCATCAACAGTCATCGCAGATGTAGTGCTAGCCGCATAGCCACCACTGTTGTTAATTAGTATGCCAGTGCTAATACGGCGATTAGTTGGCAACTGACGGGTCATATCTTCTACTTCTTCTAAATTAGAAGGACAGTGTGCTGGAGACACAATAACCTTACTAAATTGAGAAACCTTAGTAGATAAATTAGAATTAGCCAATGTAATGCTCTGTGGAGCCTTAGCGGGAGTATCTGTTGAAGTCAACGGTAAATAATTGGCAGGGCATAATGTAAAGTCCAACTTGGGTTCTGCCACCGTACCTTCTTCAGTATCACCTTCTAAGGCCCCCTCACCAAATGCAAAGTTTTCAGGCATGTCAATTTCAATTTTACCACCCGGCGCAATAATGTCCAAACTATCATCAGCCAAAGCAGTGTGAATAAGATCGAGAATGGATGTACTACCCGTAACAATAGTGCTCACATCGGGCACAGTCTTGGTAACCATAATTGATGGTCCACCCATCGATAGTCTAACAATTGCACCAGTAGTGTCTTTCGCTTGGAATGCAGAATCAGTGGCAGCACTGAATGTAACTTTGTTATCACTGTGGTTAAGTGTAGCAGTTATAGCGCCATTTGTTGTTGCAGGTGTACCATCTATAGAAAAATCACTAGCGGGTATAACTGCTCCGTTTTTACCAAATGACTTGATACTTTGTAGTTTGATTATAGTAGAGGTACTAGTAAACGAAGAGTCGATCCTAGAAGCAGCAGCGAATGAGAAGTTGGTTGAATTATGACAAACAGCATTGTAATGCACTTGTATAAATGGGGCATAGTCATAAGTAGCAAGCGATGGCAAATCTAATATGGCAATTCGGGATTCACTAGAAGGGACAAGGTGCCTTATCGCTTCATTAGAATCACCAAGAGCACTATTAGCACCTATAGATTTAAGGTTGAATAAACTAGAATTAAAAGAACTACCACCTAAAGCGATGATGCCTCTTTGTGAATCTGATATATCGCTCATACCGTTTTCTACAACTTGGCTTACTTTGGTTTTGAAAGACAGGTTTGTAATCTGATTACTAATATGAGAATCATAAGTTGATATTTTGGAATTGATTGGTACTGTCCCTTTAATGTCAGAATACTGCGATGAAAACGAAGCAGATATTACATCAGCAGAAGCATCTAACTTCTTGTCAACAACTAAATCTGTTGCTGGTGGTAAAGTACCCATAAACGGATGACTCTTGACATGATTTAACACATGTCTACCTGAATGACCTATGTAAAACCCATCGCCGGGATTAGCCGAAGATGCTGAAAACTTATTGTAACTGTCGGAATCGATGGACATGCTCATAGAGAAAACTATACCATGATTCTCGTGAACACTTTCATCGATGCATACTTGTCCCTGTCTGTGCGAGAACTGAGTACCGCTTCCTTGTGGCTGGTACACATTTCCATTGCCACCGTCTACTATACAATCCCCTGTTACAATTACAAATATACCAATGTCATGAGCCTGTAGTGCCCCTCTTCTACCATTTGAAGTGGCACCAAAATCAAGATGAATAGATTCTACAGTGATAGTACCCGCACCACCATTGATCGCCATCAAGCGCAAACGCTCAGGTGCTTTAGCAGTAGGTTTACCAGTTGTTGAACTATAGCCAAGAGGATTAACTATTATGTTATAAGGTACTTTAGGGATTGTAATGTCACTAGTAGAGGTAGCCGCATACTTCTTTACAGTATACGAGCCTTGAGAATTCCAAGGCGCTGTTGTAGTAAAGTTGATAGTTTCAGTTACCCCATCACCTGCTAATTCTTTTGCTAATGCCTTAGCCGCAGTTGTACCTATGTTAATACTAGAACTCGCACTGGTTGATGCAGATATAGCAGGCGTGACAACCTGTGTCGCTATAGGTTCTATAGGCTCTTCAAATCTCCAAAGACCAATGGTGTCATCACTTTTAACTGGAGCATAAGATGTTCTTCCTGAAGCCTTTATTCCTCTTGAAAGATGAATCGCCTCTATAGTGCCCCTGTACTCTCCGCCTCTGCCACCAAGAAACATATTAGAAGAATTAAGTACAACCTGTTGGTCTTCTTCAAATTCTTTTGAAACTACTAAGTCACCATTAATGTGCATATACAAACGCCTACCAGTAAATGTAACCGTGACATTCAACAATTCTCTATGACCATCATTCAATGCAGTCGAATCATTTACATTTTCGTCAGTGTAAATGTATGAATTGTGTAAACTTAAACTAGGTGTAGGGAATAGAACACCATCCCAATAAGCCAAATCACCGTTAGGGCGATACATTGGTTTAGCACTATTAATGGTCTGTACGCTACTTGTCCCGGCTGCTACATTTTCTAAATTAATTTCAAAAGATGCAGGGGCAGGGCTTGAAGGTGTACCTACGCTAAGCCTCATGACATTTTCATACTCATAAACTATTCCGCCACAGTCAGGTACTATCCATGCTTCTAATGTAAATGAGCGCAAAGCACTGGGTAAAGCCCTATTTGACTCAACTTTATTACTCCCCATGTTGATATTAGGGGGCACTAATACACCGTCAGTAATGCCATTGAATGAAAGCGCATATCCGGGTTCAATTAGTATAGTCATTTTCACACCCCTATTACGAAATCAGATGCCTTCAATATCAACTTGTAGGCGTAGTATTTGTTCCCAGCATCGTAGTGTACATGAAACTTTTCAGGTATAATCCTAATTCCACCGTCATTTCCATGAGGATCTGATCTTAAAGTTACAAATGTGTCACCAATAAAGTTACCAACAAAACCCCCTATTGCTTGCACAGCATCACCGAATTCACCAAAATTATCAAAGAAACTACTTTCGTCATCCGGCGAAGTTTCACCACCTAAATCACCCGGAAGCAACTGAGGTACCATGCGATGAGATGCACTAAGAGTGTTACCTGATGAACCTTTAGCGTCATTGTCTTGCTGACCAAAAGTCAAAAAGAAGTTCCTTGCAGTCGGTGTAACCGCATCACTTTGTATAAGGCTATCATAAGGTACCTGTATACCTCTAATCAAATCTCTATTTTTCTTAGCATTAGAAACTATCCCTAACAAATCTTGTACTTTGTCACCAGCAGATTTAGCACTAACACTAACTGAATTAACGATGTAACTGTCTGAAAAAAACTCAATTGATGCTGGCTCTATAGTCCCTTCATCGGTGACATCAAAGTTTTCAGAAACATCAAACTGTAAACAAGGCTCTATGCTTGATAATAAGTTTGCATTTATTGGCCTATCCTTTTGCTTTACCTTTAACATAGGGCCACTAACAAGCACCTCAAATGCACTGGCTAATGTTTCTTCATTACTAGAAGTAATGTAGCCATGTGCCATGACATCAGTAGTTAACTCTAGTGCTTTTTTAACAATCAATGCTAATGTAGCGGCTGGGTTACCATTTACTGGGTTGGTACTTATACCTCCAATTGGTAATTTAAGATATACGCCATATCCTTCACCTGCAATTCTATCTCCAGCATCGTTGTACTCGGCATAGTGCTGACCATTATTAGTTACAGTAGGGTATGTACCTACAATTTGAGTGCCGCCGGATTTTTCATTTTGATAATCAGCGTGAGCCATATCGTTTGAAAATACTAAATGTACACCCAGCGGGATATTAGGTAGTGTTGATACTAGGCTATCTATTCTCCAAAAGTTAGGGTATAATGATATTTTTTTGTTATCCAAAATTGATTCTAAAGGTGGCCTAGAAAATGTAGTCATGTAATAATATGTACCTTGATAAATAGGTACATTAATCGAATCTAATGTTATTTCGTCAACTGTCGTAGGAGTATCATCTTCATCAAGTTCTTGAATTGCAACTACACTACCTACTATTTGTCCATTTGCTGTAAACAATGTAGTTGAGTAATTAGCAACTATGACTCCATCACCTAAAGCAACCTTTGTTCCACCCAAAAATGAAATAGTTTTAGCAGAAACATCTCTACTTGTTATTGTACCAACAAAAGTTCCGTTACTTAATTGAACTCTATCCATAACAGAAAAGCCATTGATACTATCTAAACGCACAGTAGTAGACCCGGCAGAATAAGTACCTGCTGACGGATGATCTATAGTATCTGTTGCTAAAGATGTAGTAATGCTTTCACGAATAAGGTTTATTTCATTAAACATTTCAGGAGGAAGGGGATTACGATTGTTAGGGGTATCATAAATATCAATACTATCAGTAACTCCACTTTGTATAGCAAAGTCTTCTTTGAACTCCACTCTTAAATAATTCAAATCTAACCTTCCCCCTCTACCATATGCTACATTCAGAGGAGTTGTCGGCATAATTGATGCAAAATTAAACACTATGTCTCCCCCTCCAAACTTAGGCTTTGTCTTTTCAATGTCAAAAGTAGCACTATCGTCGTCTTGGAATATACCTGATATTTCTATATCTATCTCAGGAATGTTAGTATCTATTGCAACTCTGCCCACAATGTTATTTGGGGTCGGGAATGCAGATGCATTTCGATTTACCGTAATATCTACCGATTGTGCTTCTAATGGTATCTCCATTATGTTGCTAGGACCAACAATCAATCTAATAGGTAATGCCATATCAAACCCTCAAATTATTACATTCGCTGCTACGAACTTCAAAGCAAACTCATAGGCTTTCATTTCTGCATCTCGGTGTACATGGAAATCAGTGATTATACCGTGTATGCCATTTCTTCTGCTATCGTCATGTTCAAGTGCATACTGTTTAGAAGCATGGGTATCATTACTTACAGACATTTTTTCAAATGTTGAAGCGTCGTCAGTCATAACCCAATGATTTCTTTGTGCGACTTGTGCATCTAAACTGCTATTGCCTTTTGTGGTATTGGTGTCATAAGGTATCTGTATAGCAAATATATAGTCGCTGTTGTCTCTTTCACCGTAAAAAATGTCAGTTGCTTTGGTAGCAATATCAATAATGAAATTGCCAAGTGAACTATTTGTTTTAGCAGAGTCGAAATTATTACTGTTGCCAAGTATGCCTAGTATGTCCTGTACCTTGTCTCCAGCAGACTTGACTTTCTTACCTGATTTACCTCCTGTAAAGCCTTGTATATTGGGAGCATTACCTACATCAAAATTGTGTATAATTTGATTATTGACTGTCCCAAGGGATGTAGCATGAACCTGCGTAATCTCTAATCGAGTTTTGAATCCATCACCACTACTCTTAATAGAAGTCGTAAATACCTTATTCATAGTTTTGTCACCGGCTGCGTTAACCGCTCTTTCGCTAATTTCTAAAGTTGAAATTAACAACTGTGATAACAAATATGTAATGTATTCATCTGCTCTTTTGCCATCAAAGGGGATATTCGTATGTGTAGGTATTTCTGATTTACCAATTGACCTTGTGCCTCCATCTTCATAGTCAGGGTACGAAACATAAGTCAAGTCCTCTCCTAATGATGTTAATGATGCAAATGCATTTTGAATAGGTAGTACTAGCACTGGGTTACCACTAGGTGAAGATACATACTCAGGCCCCAAATCTTGTAAAGGGGCTAACCATATTTGATCTTGGGATGCTAAAGTAGAGCCAAGTCCTGTTACGGTTTCACAGGTTATTGAAGTGGCCGCAACCGCTGTAACTTTAATGAGTAAATCCCCAGTAGTTGAATGAGACCTAAAGTTACCAGTTGCCGGGTCTTTAAACTTGATATGGTAATACTGTTTAGATTCATCAACTTCCATCCAATCTCTAGGGTCTCCACCAGTAGTATTAACTGTAAATGTAACACTAGTAGAATTATAACCAGTTGTACTACTGACCGTTATTCCAGTCATAGGTCTAGGTTTGTTTACGAACCCATAAGGTTCGTTTTTAGTCGTGACCCTGTTTACATCGAATAAGACCTTTAAGGAATTAGAATTATCTACATAATTGAAATTACTGTAGGGGTGCCTACCAGTAAAAGTCTCGACTGGTATAGAGTATTTGTCCGAAAGATAGCCTTCTACCTTTTCTCTTTCATCGTTAGATAGCACTCTATTATAGACTAGAATTTCATAAATCTCGCCAACAAACGGATTAGCGCTACCATCTGCTGCCCCTGCACCGATAAAGGACTGACAATCTCCATCTGCGTTGTTAAAGGCAGCGCTGTCCGTATCGTGTAAAACTCCATCTAAGTAAAGATACTTAGTCCCACTTGCTGGCACGGCAATTGTACTAATTCTAGCATACCATATTGGATCGATTGGAGTGCTGTCTAAAGTAGTAGTACCGGAATTATAGTGAATAAATCTTAAATCGTTATCCGAACTACCCATATTATAGACTAGTGAATAGCCTTTATCCTGTGCGCCAATTTGACTATTGATAATAGTCTGTCCATTTCCGTTGTCAGATGTAGTTTTGGCGACTGCAAAAATAGTCATATCTGCGGGATTAAGTTTTTCGTTGACACCTAGTGCAAATTTAGAACTACCATCAAAATACACATATGGTTGGCCCCCTGCTCCGTTTTCTTTGTAAAGGGGGTTTCCATCCTCCACTGCTACAATGGGAAGACCATCTGTATCGACTACAGTACTTTTCCAAAGACTAACAGTAGCGCCGTCTATTAAAGCACCACCTGCGGTATCAGCAGCAACTATTGTGTCTGCTGCAAACCTTACATCAAGGCCCGAAGTAACTGGTGGTTGATTCAGACCTAACGCATTTTGCTCAACCCAATAAGCAACTGGAAGAGATATGTAGCGCTTGTCCCACAATCGCCACTCTTTAGGTTTTTTCTTCTTAGGTAAATGTATAGAACTAAGCGCTGCTCCTTTGTTACCAGTACTTTGTTTTTCTTTTCCGGGCTTACCTTTGTTCATTAATGAAGAAAAATAAGCATCTTTAGCCTCTTGGCTAATTAGTCGCTGAGTATAACTTAAATCAACCACTGCTTTTGCCGATGAAGATGCTTCTTGACCCTTATCGTCAGTAAATACACCTTGTATTTCAAAGCCAACCATTGCTTGGTTTAGATCGATTGCCATTTTCTTTGCATCTGCTAATGGTATTCCAAATGCCGATTGTTGGCGCTCGACCACCATATCGATGCTAGTCGCATCTAGGGAGATAGTGTTTCCATTTTCCTGTACAAGTCGTACAGGTACTCTCTCCCCGTCAGCCATGTTTAGCCACTCCTACTGAAACCGCTTTGGTTAAGCGGGCCGCCCATTTTAGAGCGTAGTTCTTTTTGCACCATAGCACTTATTTCCTTAGCAAGTGCCTTTTTGTCACTTCTATCGGTGACTCCACTAACATCGATTCTGAGATTGACTGTTACATCGCCTTGGGATTCTTGTGTGACGGCACCACCCATTGACTTACGCTCTGCGGAAGGGTTAGTGATCTGCTTGAAGCCGTCAGTTTTACTAGTCTGCCTTAGTGATTCTCTAAGGTCATTACTATGTGCCTTTGTCATAGACATACTGTTAGTAAACTTATCCATCTGAGCCTGAAGCGCTTTCATATTCTTTTGGGCTTCTTCTGTGTAATCTTTGAAATTTTCCATTGCATCTACTGACCTTGGGTCTATATTACCGTCTACCATTTTTTCACCCCATTATAGCCTCAAGTATGTTAAATTTAGAATTTTGCTTGAATAACATTGTATATCCACAATCCTTACAACTTATTGCATCGTATTTCTTATTTGAATAATTAACTAATCGACTCCATTTACCCTGCATAATCACAGTGTCATTTTCCATTTCTTGGCTATTACAAACCAAGCACCTAACAGTGGTCATCTAGTTCCCTCCAGTGGGGGCACAGAGTCATAGCCCAAGTAGACTGCGCTTGTAGAAGCCTCTGAGTCGTCATTAGATGCCTGTGCCCAGTTCAAAAGTTGTTTAGCATCATCTATGTTTAGTTCTCTCACTTCTTTCAGCCCCATGTTATAGTGTGTCATTAGTAAGTATTCCATTCCTTCTTTCTGTAATCGAAGTCGATCCTTCACTGGTCTCCCGTTGATGAAGTGTTTGATTTTGCCGACTTCGACTCCCGAAAAAGCAACCAGCCTATCACCTCGTTAGGTTCAGGTAATAGAGCAGACAGTGTTGCTCCTTCCAAGGGAGACAGTGTGTCTATATCGAATGCTGAATCATAAGTAAGCCAGTGGATAAAAGCATGTCTCCAGTATTGAGAAAAATCTAGGCTACCATCAGATAACAATGGTGCTACTGCTTGAACATCAAAGAAGGTTAATTGCTTTACCTTTACTTCTATTTCCTTGCCGTTTATTTCGATTTTATTCTTCTTCTCCTTTGACATACTTACTCACGGTTTCCTCGGATGCAGCCGAATCGGGGGCATCCTGTGAAGCAAGGTGGGCGAATGGATCGTCACTGGCCTTACCTGCTTCGGGGTCGAAAAGGTAGTCTCCTCCCTCTTCTTCTTCATCTTCTATAACATCGATTTCAATACGAGGGTGAAGTGGTTTCCAAAACTTCATCGGCATATTATCATCTCAACAATGGTATAGGGTATCTTGGCTGACTACTTTGACATTTCTTGGCTCCAGCCGTATTTTGGAGTGCAACAAACCCATTTCATCAGGTACTGGAACAGGTACCTCAGTAATAACATAATCGTCTATGAGTATTCTCAATGACTGGGCAGTAGCGCCACCGCCACTGACTATAGGCTTTGTAAAGTGAAGATGGATGAGGTTACCAGCCGCACCAGCCGCACCACTAGTTTCAAGATGGCTGCGCAATCGATGAAGCAGAGTAGCGTCAGTCAAGATGACATCTATTTCCATCTCAAACTCTTCACGACCTTCACGGATGATTGATGCATTTCTTGTACCACCGTAAGGAACCTGCTTAGTTGATAGGTTGTTTGTGTCTAAAGTTTCAGCGACAGGGTTGCTTTGTATGGTGTGGAATAATTCTACACCAGTTTTACCTCTTAATTCAAACGCACTAACCATGCCAAGGCTAGCACCAAATGCTTCCACGCTTCCATTGTAAAACATGAATGGTTTTTCAGAACCATTCGCTATGCCGGAAGCCTTTCTTGATGCGTCATCGGTTGCTGTATTTTGGAACATACGGTGTGCAATATACCGATCTCCTTTGTTAGCCGACTCTAATCGGCCAGTGTCGGTGTAAGTAGAAAGTGCATCGAATACACATCGATACTTTAGTTCAGCATCTACGCTGGATGACAATTCCCATTCTACTACTTTGCAGCCTCTAAATATACGAGTAAGTTGTTTACTATCATTAGCACCACCCGGAGCATTAGATGTCTGCTCTGTACTGTAAGACCCTACATCTCTGTTACGAATGCTGTGCTCCATACAGAATGACGGAATGGTGTCACTTGAGAATAATAGTCGCCTAACTGGATTTGTGATGTCCTTAGTAGTAGCAATAGTAGGCCCAGTTGTATCATATTTTCTTAACAAAATATCGTCACCATTGTGTTCAAATTGCCAAGGATCGTCTACGAATAATCTATGCCCGCTAGCCAAAGGCTCGATTGCTGCTATTCTTCTACACTCACTAGTCTCAGTCCACTCAAAGTGATGAGCGTCTGAGCCTAAACTACTGCTACTAGCAGGGGGCCAATAGTCAGTGGTTGCTATGTCAGGAGTTTTGTAAGTAACTGTAGGTGTCCGAGTGGTGTCTTTAATAAGAATATAGTCGCCGACTGCTGCTGTTGCAGAGCCAAAAGCAAGATTATTCAAATCAATAAATGTTTGACCGGGAGCAACAGTGTAAGTAAGGCCGGTTTTATTACTGTGACCTGCTGGATTAGCACCGCAATTGTAAGCATCTACGACTTCTCTACCGAGACTGTAGTATAACCAGCGTGGACTATGCAAAGGCATTTCAAGCGCACCGCCCATATGATGAACTTTACCTGTCTGCTGCACTGCGACTTGTCTACCAAGCCCTACGACATGGTATTTGTGAATGTCAACTGTCATGTCAGGTAAATCCATGAAAGATGCTAGGCCTATGAATTGGTCGATAAGGCTAACTTCAGCAGAGGCTGCTGCACTAGTATTGATAGCAGTGGTTACTCCAATGGTAGGCATACCAAGAGAATGAACACAAATTACATCTGTACCATCACTAGTCAGCGTACCCCCTCCTATATTCAAGGAAGGTACAATTTTTATTTTAGTAACACCTGATTCATAAGTGTGATCTACAATGCTGAAGACCTTACCACTTACTGCCTCATAATAGTGGGCAGAAAAGTTACCTATGTCACCATGAAATGTCATCTTAGTACCTATTAGCATACCGATTGGTACACGCAGTACGCCCGCTGCCGTGTTAGAGCCGATAGAGCCAGCGGCACCTGCTTGTGTCGCAAATGTAATTATTGTATGAGACAGGTCGCTTGAATCAACAGCCGACCAAGTTAAAGGCTCATTGTGTTCAATGTAAAGCCCTGTCTCGTGTCCCATTGTGACCTCAGAGACATCTCCCTTGTAGTGTGCTGCGAACCCTCCCATCTAATCACCTCATGGTATCAATTCAGCCAGTATGACTACCTCTACTTGGAATGTATGCCTAAACAACTTCTTGGTCCTGTCACTTAGATCGGTACGAGTCTTGATAATGAGCCTATCATAGTTAACGCCATCACCTTTGCGCTTGGTGTGAATCAGGCGACGGAACTCATCTTCCATCTTTCTTAGCCTTGACCTGCTGATTGCAGTCCTTATGTCAATTGTGATGTTTACTCTCGTCGTAACGAAGTTGTAAAACAAATCGGGCTGCTCTTCACTGTGTGCTGTCTCATAGCATAGAACATAGTCGCTGCGACCTAAATCTAAACGCTTGCCACGCTCAGGTCCATGATTTGCAATGTCAATAATGACTGGTTTGATGTTATCAGAGTTGGCTCTATTCCAGTCGCCAAGAACTGTAATGATAGAATCCAACGGCTCGGTATATTCTGCCGTCATTCAAACACCACTACTTCCTTATATCTACTTAGGATAGCCTTGGCTTGGTTGCGATAGATCTGAATCTTAGCACCAAGGTCTACATTCTGAGAGCCTTCAGGTATCAATACCGAGCGGTCATCAGACATGAGTAAGTCGGATGCAACCATCTTGGTAGCCGCTTCTTCGATGGCCTTTTCCACATAGCGCTCTCCATAGATATAAGCGACTTTGATGGCGTTCCATTCAAAGTACGGATAAGAGTTGTTAAAGTAAATGATACCCATTTCGTAGTCGATCCACCAGTCTTTCAGACGACCTTGGTCGCCTCCCAAGTCAGAGAATGCTCCGATGTCAGATTGAAGCAATCTTTGGAATACCGCTGTACCTTTTGCACCACTAGCACTTGCTCCACCTACATTATTAATGAATGAGTTTGCAACATCAACTACTCCATTGAGTCTACCATAGACCTTTGATATTGTACCTTCGCCTATAGTGCCACTGACAGTAATTGTGTCTACACTAGTGTATCTTGCTATTCGTACAGTTTCGCCACTACCTATCATAATGACACCACCTGCAGGGAATGAATCAAGTGAAGTTTCATCTACAATCAGTGCATCTGTATCTACAGCAGATTGCATTCTAGCAGTATAGAGAGTTTCGCCATGAATAATCTTAACTAATGTGCCACCTGTGCTCTCATTTATTTTGATATTATTAGTCGCAATTGTAGTAATTGCACCAATTAGTGTCCCATTAGCATTGTAAACCGAATCACCTACTGCGAATTTGTCACCTACTCCACCTGATGTTGCAATTGTGCCAGTATGCCCGGTACCAGTTTCAGTACCTCCTCCCGTTGCACTAGTAATTGCTGTAGCCATAACTGCACTTGTTGCGGAGTTTTCTGTAACTTGAGATATTGTTAGATTCGTTAAATCGGTGGAAGCAATGCTAACATTTTCTCCACCTTTTGTTTGTCGCAGGCTTGTAACTTTGACTTTGCCATTACCGTAATCGGAATTCGCTGTAGCAAGTATTTCATTATGAACTGCTATATTGCTAGTTGAACCTTCTAATGTAAATGTAGGTGAGAAATCTACAACAGATTTACTAACTCTATCCTCTTTATTGATAAGGTCAGCAAGATTCTGAGCGGTGCTTACTTTATCAAAATCAGGCCTCCATTGTGTCGCCGCAGTTCCGGCAGTAAGAGTAACAGCACTACCATTTGCCATCCCAAAACATATACTGTCTCCCGATAACCCTGCGTGGTCAATAATCTCAAGCCTAGCCTCAGAGCCAGCAAGGTCTCTATAATCGTCACCCTGCCATACTTCAAGGCGAAGGATTTGTTGAACATTACGGAATAAAAGTGGAGCCGTACCTACATAATCAGTATAGTATCGGCGACGATATGGTTTGTAGGTATCGAAATTGATATACTCAGCGTTGACAAGAGTAGGTCGCCAAGAGTTATGCGCTTCACTATCAATGCGATCTTGAGTACGCTTAATGAAGTCCTCAACAGTACTGCGTTTCATTCCACGAGTCTTGCCGTTAGTGAATGCCGCAGTGTTTTGAATGTAAGTATTCTTAGCAACAGTGTATGTAGCGGCTGTTACGGTACCAGTCACAAAGGGTAACTTAACACCGTTAGTGCTGGTTGTAGGTGTAGATATTTCTTTTTCAATTCCCATAGGGTCGTCATCAGAATAAATAAGAATGGTATCTCCACTTTGAAACCCGTGGTCCCTATAATCTGCACCAGTAACATAGACTCCGTTTGTGTCAGAATCGTGACCTGCTAAAATCGCTTCTTGTGGCCCAATACCAAGTAAATCTGCGACCTTCTGAGCAGTAGTGTATACTATATCATCAGGGTTGAGTGGTCGTGTTTCAGCCTCGCCGGGAGAGAATATAACTGGCATCTTTCATTCCCCTCACCAAAGCCACGCTGTACCTCTTCAATAACCCTGCCGCCAAAACTTATCCTTGATGCCCTTTAGGAGTTCATCTCCCTTAGTTGCGTTGAAGTTGAGCATAGGTTCTGATTTTTGTTGCATTGATGCCGCTTGTGCAGCAAGTAATTGTTTCATATATTCAACTTCTTCAGCACTCATATTTTCTATTCCGGGTACTTTCGCCAAATTTTCTGCCAACATTGCACCCATATCCAGTGATTGACTGTCTGCGATTGGTGTAATCTTTGTAGCCGATGACGGTTGTTGTTGACTAAAGTCCATCATTTGAGGCGCTACACCTGCAACTTCAGGCTGTTCCTCAGTAGTAGAGTCCATTGGTTCAGGTTGCGCAGGTGGTGCCACAGGTGGTTGTTGTTGTTGTTGGAATATGTTCTCAGGTTCCTCTTGCTGCAAAGAGGATGGAAGAGGATTTGGTGGTTCTGATGAAAACGCTGTAGGTGTCGCAGGTGGTGCCGCAGGTGGTGCTGCTGCTGCTGGTGCCGCAGCAGGCTCTAGCATCTCAGCAGTCAATTGACCCTTACTTGCCGCTATCATCATGTCTACTTTATCACGACTCGATGATGATTCATAAGCACCTGTTGAGGTTACTGCTTGTACCCTAGGATCATTAAGCATACTTTGTATCTGTTCAGGACTCATCATGTTTGCTAACATTGATTCTTCGCTGTCGCCTCCTCCATGTCCTCCAAGTAACCTTGACATGCTATCTTTTTGAGCACCAGTACGAGTTGTCATTTGGTCGCCTTCAAAGTCAACATCTTTGTTAGGCCTTGCTGAGTCCCTTGTACCAAATTGCTCAAGGTTTTTATCCATGCCACCAATTTGTCTATCTATATCTTTACCTGTTATTGTTGGCAAGTTACCCATGTCTTCGCCCGCTTGAGTATCGAATACATTTGTTCCTGTGCCGCCTTGTGTGCGAACATTACCAAGTGTATCATAAGTTTGCTCCATACCTTCTCTAGAATCACGCTCGGCACTCAACCGAGCAGCATCTGACATGTCACCAAATTCAACTGCATCCATTTCAAGGTCTCTTGCAGCACCCATTTCTCTAGCAGTTCTATCAATTTCTTGTTTCCTGTTACCCATTTCATGAAGAACGGCTTCCACTAAATCACCATGAGACATTTGACCTGCGCCAATTTCTCCCATGCGAGTAGGTGCTGGTCTTTCTGAGAATACTTCTTTTTGACGGATGTTGTC